ATCGGACGAAAGCAATCATGGCCGCTCCCTAATCGTGGAGATAGAAAATGAAATAGACCGAGCTCCGCACCGTCACGTTGCGCCCCGCGGTATTGTTCATAACCTCGAATCGAAATGCTTTATTTGCCGTGTCTGCTTGAAGATGCAGGGGGAGAGAGAAATTCTGGTAATTGTTCGCCCCCGTGACGGTGACTCCGATGGTATAGCCCGATGCCACGTTGTCGGTTACGTTGAAGGCCCGGACGAAAATATCGTCGCCGCTCGTCCCGGAAATCGAGATCGTCATGTGGCCCATGTAGTCGCCTTTGTGGGCGAACACAAGATTGTCGTTCGTGACGGCGATCCCGTCTCCGTTGATGGCGACCCACAGATTGTCCGTGGCGTTATGGATCGGATACCAGGTCCCGCTCGATCCGATCGTGATGGTGGTCGAGGAAAGCTGGAATCCACCGAAGGAGTGCCATGTCGTTGTCTGCCGGACGGGACCCGCTACCGGAGCCCCAGGCGTCAGCGGGACCGCCCAGGCGATCGCCGCTCCAAGGGCCAGAATCGCAAAGGATAAAAGAAGAAGGCGCTTCATCAGAAATTCCTCCGCTGTTTCCGAAATTCATAGTTGGCGCTGGCATCGCCTCGGTACCAGGAATAAGGCAGACTCATGGACTTCCCAACAAGGGAAAAAGACCCAGGATCAAGATCCAAGTGCATATTGCCGCATCGCAATTCCATGGGAGAACCAATCATGGAGAATGAACCGGGACCAAGGACAAGGGGTGTCCCCTTCATCAATTTAATGGAATTTCCCGTGAGGCCGTATGAGCCCGGGTCCGCTTTCAAGATCAGATTGCATTTGAGGGCTACCGCCGTTCCGTTGACAGAAAAGGCCCCCGGAGATATTGAAAGCGTAGATCCAAAAGCCCTTTCTTCACCCCAAGATCCCCAGGCGGGTTCGACAGCGAGATATTGCCTCACAAAGATCCAGTCGCACGTTTCAACAGCGGCTCCGGCCGTGAAAAGCATGAGCTCCACAGGTAACGCAGCAGAAGGAACTTGTGTGGTCAAATCCACCCAGGCCCCATTGTCGTAGGCGTATTTCGATCGGTCGCTGATCCACGCCAGGTCGTATATATGCTCCGTGTTCATCGCCCCTTGATTCGCCCCGATCAAATCGGCGGTCACATGAGCATAGGGGGTATCGAAAGCAGCGGCGTTGCCATAGGAAACCCACTCGATCGCGGGAGTTGTCGCGGCGCTCCTGAACCCAACCATCCCGAATACGGCACTCGTCGCATTCGACAGTTTCGCTTTGGCCCGAAGCGCAACATTTTGGGTCCATGTCGTTTTGCTATAGATGCCTTCCTGGTTCCCGTTGAGGGTAAGAGTTGTGCCGCTTTCCGTGGGCGTCCCGGCGAGATTCCACAAGGCCGAACTAACCGACGCATCATCGAAATGATCGAATAAGAGGAAGGTGGTTGTGCCATTTGACACCGCCGCCGCACCCGCGTTGCCGTAATACATATAAAAGGTGGTCGCGCCCGTACCTATCGAGCCAAATTCGATCCAGACCGTCGCAAGCTGGTTTGGCGTTGCTCCGGAAACACTTTCAATCCAATAATCGAGAAGGGTAGACCCATCGGCGGCCGTGAATCGAAGGTCGGAGAAATCCGTCTTAACGTGCGCCGCGCAATCCACACTCTCGCCCGTGGCGCCCGAGGATTCTCCAACGAGCAATTTCATTTGGTAATTCGATACAGCTCCGGAAGCCCTCGAGAGGGTGATCGCCTTTCGATATGACCATCCGGAGAGCCAGGCCATTATTGCAACGTGAACAGATTGTCGGTCATATCTAAGGTGAACGTCTCATCCACCAAGACAGTTAAAGGAGAAACCCGCTCCCACCAGCCGATGAGGTTCTTCGCCGCGGCCGTGTCGTTGTAGAGCACGGCGAACTGAAAGGGCCCGAACCCCGTCGCATCATCAGCTATGGTGCCGGTCAGAACCTTGTCGGCGCCGATCGCCAGCGTTCCGAGCCCCCCCACTTGCGCCCAGGTGTTCTCTACATCGACGCCCCCAGCCGTGTACCCGTTCTTCGCCGTGATCTCCGCAGGAGTGCCGAAAACCGTGTTGCCGGCCACGGGTTGCACGTTCGTCAGGTAGACCTTGAGGGTGTCGGCATTGAGGTCGTGCTTCTTGAGCCCGACATCCGCGACGAAGCAATCGAATTTATGGAAGGTCGCCATGCCTGGGCCCCCTTAATTTCCGAAAACGACGAATGTATGGTCGGCCGCTTGTGCGGCGCCGGACGTGACTTTCAGCTTTCGGCAAGCTGAAATATCCGGAAGTTTCAGAACCTTTCCTCCGGTGGTCGCCGCGTAGGTGAAGTCGATCAGGGCCGTCGCGCTGTAATTCGTTGCCATCGTGCCGAAGTTGGTCCCGTCCACGCTGCACGAAAGCGCAATCGCCGCGCTGGTGATCGTCGGGACGTACAGGTACGAGTTGTGCCCCACGTTCGACGGCAGGGTGAAGGTGAGCGTGGTGTTGTCGGCCACAACCCCGCCTGTGAGGACCCCGGACCGCTGCCAGGACTCGAAGCCGAAGGCCGGGAAAGCAAGGACCGCCAAGGCCAGAACGACAAAGAACACCTTTTTCATCGTGATCCCCCTCATTTCCAATTTGACGATCGAAGGACGCTTCCCCCCGTCGTTTCTCGAGCTTCTTTGAATTTCAGGCCTTCGCGCGCGAGAAGATTCCCGTCAGCCCATTTCTTTTTGTCGCCTTCCGGGATCCCCGAGACGTACATGCTGGCCTTGTTCAAGCAGGACATGAGAAACGCCTCTTCCGCGTTCTCACTCCACCAATTCGAATTCGGGGCTACCCCTCCCTGTGGAATCGTCGTGGAGGACGTCAGAACCGGAAGGCGCCGGTAATAGTTCCAGTCCCGGGTGTAGATCGCATCCGTCAGAACGTCGAACACGAAATCATCGGCAACGCGCGCAACCTTGCGGGGAATGCCCGTCTCCGTGACGGAGGGACGCTCTGTATACAGCACCCGCGCGGTTTCCCGGCCATCGACCGGATAGCGCACGTTGTCCTTGATGAGCACCAGGTAAATTAACTCGAGGAAATCCGAGGGAAGCGCCAGAGCATCCTCCCCCGCCGCTACGGAGGCTGTCGCCGGGTGGTACTCCATCGGCCGGATCCTCAGATTGTCCTCGAGATCGCGCTGGCCAAACCGGATGATCGTCGGCATTACCTTGTCGAGACTGTCCTTGTTCAGCCATTCGGAAATCGCTTGGGCCAGTTCCGCGTAGTTCATTCGCTACCCCTTGGTTGTGGGGAGGGGGATTGCTCCCCCTTCCCTTCCGCTACGGTTTGCAGGAATACGTTTTTCCCTTGTTCGTGACGAGCCAGATTTGCGCTAAAGTGGCGTCCCATTTCATGCCCACGATGGCCTGTCCTGGGGTTGTACAGGCTGCAAGGATAGCCGCTGAAACAGCGTTCCCGGAGATCGTATGCCGGTAAATTTTCCCGCTGGCGGTTCCGACGTAGGTGTATGTCGCCCCCGGGTAGACGATCGCCGTGATCTTCTCTTTCGGGATGTTAGCCAGCTTGGTATAAGCCCCGGTGGAAATGTTCTGTGAATACAGGTTGCCCTTGGCGGTCCCAAGGTAGATGAGCGAATTATCCACAACGGTGATCGCCGTGGGGCTGTCCGGCTGTGAATCGGCGATCGCCGTGAAGGTGACAGCCATCGCCGGAGCGGGGATGAGCGGCCCCATGATCAGCGACAGCATCAAAGCAAGAATGAAAAGCGTTTTTCTCATCGAATCCCCCTTGAGGGTGGGAGGGGGAGCGCCCATCCCCCCTCCCCTTGGATTAGTTGGTTGACGGCCTACGGATCCATGGTGTAGAGCACGGTAAGCTTGATCGTGCCGCTGGCCTGGGCTACCTCAGCCCCAGCCGTTGCAGAAACCTGGATCGTATCCGCTGCCGCAAAATTCTTCTGCGTTCCACCGACAACCGACAGTCGAGCGATCCCGCCCGTCTGCCCGATGGTTGACTGGCTGATGAAAGCCTCGAGCGCTCCGGTGTAGCCCACGCTGAGGGTGAGTTCGTTCCCCGCCGCCGAATCGAGATCGGAGGCATCGAGGATCAGATCGAGGACCGTGGCGCCAGCGGGGATCTTGACCATGTGAAAAACGTCTCCGGTCAAGAGTGTCGCCAGGACCGTGTAGCTTTCGGAGATCGAGCAAAGCGCGATCCCTGCCCGAGCTGATCGACCGCTACCGGTGGTGCAAGACGGTGAATAGAAGGGTGTGGTCATGGTCGCCCTCCTACGGGTCCATCGTGTAGATGGCCGTCAGCTTGATCGTGCCGTTCGTCACGGCCGTCGCG